TGGTTTGGATCAGAATTCAATTTCATCTTCATCGCCACGGCCCGGTGACCAGTCCCCGGTAGGCTGCGGACCACGGCTCTTCTGCGGAAGCGGTTTCTGGTGACGCTGCTTCTGCTTCGGCGCACCAGTGTCAATGCGCCATGCTGTGAGGTTGTTGTAGACAACTCCGGTGTTTGCGTTCCGATGTCCGCGAAGATTGAAGTGAACCGTCACCTCGTCCCCGCTTTCAAGGTTCTCAAGCTGCGACACACGGTCGCCAATCAACTCAAACCGAAGGGTCTGGTCGTACTTGCCGTCATTGAAGTCGATGACGAAGTCCTGTTTGGTGAGTTTCCCGAATTGCTTCTCAGGGTGAATCTCAGCGATCTTGCCGCTGACTTGGAATCCATTTGATGTAGCCATGTTGTTTATTTTTATTTCAGGTGATCTTTGACGGTAGTGACCGCTCCATGCAGAGCAAGCTCAATATCCTTGAATGGTCGCTGTAGTTTTCTGTTTTTGTAGAACATGACGCAGAAGTCTTCGATGACTTCCATGTCTGAGGTGAATTCATCAATCACTTCCTTGTCCCATTGCTTATGCTTGCAGGTGGGATCATCAAGGATTTTCTCGGCAACGGCGATGAATTCGTGAACTTCCATGGTATTTGTTATCTTGATTCTCTTGCGGCATCATATGCCAGATCCGAAAGATGGTCGCAGTGGTCGCACTCGCCCTTGTTTCCGTGAGCGCATAATGGGGCGCATTCCGTGGAGCAATACACGCAGTCCGTCTCCTTTCCACAGGTGGCGCATTGGTTCTTCCAGTCGTCCAGTTCCACTGCTTCGATAGGCTCAATGTCCGGCTGCGGCTCAATGCGTTTTCCGCAAGCACCACAGACACAGACGCCATCATCAGTGACATCCATCATGTCTCCGCAGCATTCCG